TTAAACCTCAATCGTCACGGCAGGCAGATCAGGGGCTTTACCCTTGATCTCACCGCGCTGAATAATCGCCTTCTGGCCGACAGCTACAGAGTCGCCCCGCACTTGCAGCGTTCCGCCACTGCGGAGCGTAACAACACTGGTGCCGTCTGCGTTTACGGCCGCAACCGTCACCACCGCCTTTGCACCGGGGCTAACTAGCGCACCGAAGCGCGCCCATGGGTTTGCCATGTCATTCCTCCCAGCCAACGGGCTGCTCAATGGTAACCGTCTGAATGATCTGAGCCAGGCCATTGCCGGGCACTGAAATACTCACCGCAGTAACATAGCCGCGATAAGATAGCGATTCATCATCGTAGACCACTGCAACCGTCTGACCAGGCAGCAATAACCCCGGCTCAGCAGTGCCTTCTGGGATCGCCAGCCCGAGCGTATGGATCACGCGATCACCGCCCGCCGCGATCTCTTGCCGCCCACGGCTGACGTTCGCCTCTTGCGCTGTCAGCCACGGCTCTACGATATCCTGCCCCGGCACATCACCTGCCGTGCCATATCGAGTGATAGTCGCACCGACACCGGCAGTCTCACCCGAGACAAACACCGAGTTGATTTTATCCCGGTATTCGAGCTGACCGCCCTCAGACAGGATCTGGGTTTCGTGGATCGTTTTATCCATCGTTGCCGATGCCAACTCCCATGGCGCTGGCCAATAACGCGGCCGCACTGTGATTTCATCCGTCGCCAGTGCTGGCTGCACCACCGCACCTGCCGTGGCCGCCAGTCGTTTTATCACCTGTAAGGGCGCCAGCTCCTGATAGCTAAACGTTGCCCCGGGCATGGACCAGTCAGGCAGGTCTGACGTGTTCCAGTTCAGCGTATAGCCTGTACCAAACAGCTCGTTAGTCGCAGCCTGAACGGCCGTGGTCGAGCTGATCGAGCGGGTACGTTTAGGCGCGTAAGGCAATGCCAGGTACTGGCTGCGGCTGTAGCCAGACACATTAAACCGCTTATTCAGTTTGTTACCGTCAACAGTCCGGGAGCGACCCCACGACGCAACGAAGAATTCCCAGCGGTGACCGTTGATGATCACCGCCAACTCCTTGTTACCGCTAGCGCCAGGTTTGAGCAGCGCAATGCTGGCATCATTGAGCACATCGCACGAAAACCGCCAGCTAAACGAGTCATCATCCAGCGACATACTGATATCCGCTACACTGAGCGGCGTCTCATCGGGCAGAGAAATTACGTCAACCTGATTCATCAGGATATGCACCTCACGGGCATTGGGTTCTGAGATCGGACCACCCGGGATAACAGGCGGCTCAACAAGATAAGGCAAGTCGGGCGCGTAGTGCAGCGGCTCACCCTCACCCCACGGCAAGCCAGATTCAGCCGTTTTTTCTGGAGGCTGGTACGCCCGCAACGCAGCACCAGCGCGGATCGGATACGCTGGCAGATCCACCAGGTCAAAACTAGCGATCTGCACCACTGCACTGGGCACGTACTCACCAGCGGTCAGATTGAAATCGCCGGACACGCCAGTTAGCAACTCCGACTGACGCAGGTCATATTCTGACGGCCTGATCGTGTACAGATCGGTGCCCAACTGAGGCGCAACCAGCTCAACGGCCTGAGCCGCCGCCTGATGCAATTCAAGTGCAGCACCCTGCCCGAACGCAACAGACGCCGCAGCAATACCAGCAGCACCCGACACCGCCAACGGCACAGGGCTCACCCATGGCAAAGATGGTGAAACAGTCAGCGCCTGACCTGCCGACCGAACAGCAACTGACGCTGCCCCGAAAGCCGGTATAGGAGCAGACCACAAAGCATCACACGACACCTGCACAGCCGCAGAATCCGTCCAACCCAACACAGACAGCGCCGCCCGAGCTTCACGCTGGTGCAATCCAGCAGCCGCGGCGCTCTGTATCACCGCATCAGCCGAAGCCACACCACACGCCGCCATTGCGTAGATTCTGGTCATACGATAAACGGCCCCTCAGACACCGGGCGGTAAAACGGCACAGCAATCAGTTGCACCGTACCAGACCAGACCGTCTCATCTGCTGTCGTGGGCCACGCAGGTTCAGCACCGAGCGTACCACTCTGCACCACATGATACGTATATCCGTTGTACTGCGTAGGGTGTACCCGCTCGCCCGCACCACGCGCCTCACCGTTTACGTGCGCCACGCCATACTCATCAAACACCGTGATCAGCATCTGGCCTGAGTAGCCCTGCCACTCCAACGTGTACTGACCATTACCAGCATCAGATACAGCCCGCGCCAACTGATACGGAGGGTCAGCGTCCAACGCCGTGGCAATTACATTACGAGCCGCGGGCTGATCAGCAACACGCACAGAGCCAGTAAACGCCCCCGGATCACCAGAGCCTGCCGCATCGCCAGAGGATTTAAACGAGATATTGACCTGATTCTCATCGTAGACGTAGTCATCTACCCACCACACACCGTCGGCGATGCCGTCACTGATTTTGAATGCCAGTAATTTATACGCTGCCGACTGATCAATCATCGCCAGCGGAAACCGCAACGCGTCACGGACAACAATGACTGAATCCGGGGCCGTGAGGCCACGCACAAACTGCACTATGAAGAAATCAGAACCAACAACAGGCAGATCATGCTGCAATTCGACTAACACAACAGGCGCACCAGGGCCATCCAGCGCTAGTGACTGAGTTGTAAATTCAATGCTCATTGCCAGTCAGCCGCATCTAGTGAAATAAACATGACATTGCCATACAGCGTTGGCGCCCATAGATAGTTTTTACCGTCGATCGATATCACATCTGTCAGCGACACTGCATTAAACTCAGCCATGACGTTAAAACCCTTGCTGTACGTCATATCCGGTGAACCGTAGAGCATGGGTATATCTGCAACTTGCTGAGCAGAGCCCTTTGATGACGTACCAATCCCGACCCACAGAGAGAGAGGCACCAGTCTTAAATTATGAATAAACTCAGGATAATCCCCACCAAGACCCGCACCAGCACTTGTTGCAAATGGCGACAAATGCACATAAACAGAACCTGAGGCAGCAGCCCCACTACCATCCACAACAGCCGTACCATGTAGATTGCCATCCAAGCGCCAACTAGATTCAGAACGCCCCTCAATGCCCGCACCTAACTGCACAAAATTGCCAACCTGAGCCGTTGAGACACCACCTAAACCAACGAGCGAATCAGCAGCACCAAAGAAAATATGCGAAATTTCAAAATGGTTAGCTAGTGCCTGATCGGAGCCATACAACCGCACCTCATTGCTGGAAAAAAACGCCGCACAAAACTGCTCATTTGCAATCACACACCAATAATCAGCCTGATAGAATCCATTGCGATGCGCGACGAGGCACTCATTAGCCTCTGTCGAGTTCGACGTCGTTAGATCTGCAACAAGTTTATCGCCAAAACCACTACGCACATTCACACCCGTAGTCGCGTCAATCATCGCGGATGCCGTAAATATAATAGGCCCATAATTCAAGTAGGAGTTATGGGACACTCCTAACACACCCGATTGAGCCGCATTAGTGAACGTGCATACGCCATCACTGGCCCACGCGTCATGCACGATCGACCAGCCCGCTGCGGGTTTAGACCCGTAGCCATCAACCAAGCACGCGCGCAGTACGTTATACAATCCATTTTTAACGTCACCGGTAGTAACCGGCGCGCCAGGGTCGTCACTGCGGTAAATCGTCGGAGCACCCATCAGTCAGCATCTCCCATAAATTCAATCACAATTGAGTCATCAGCGATCTGCTGATTGGATGGTGTTACGGTGCGAATTGCCCACACAGAATCAGCAGCCGCATCGGTATTAAATCGCACGATATTGCCGCTGACCCACGAGCCGCCCCAACCACCAGAGCGAATAGTGAAATAAGGCGTACCCGTTGCCGGATTGACAGGAGCAAAATCAGCATTGGTCGAACCCGTACCAATCACGCCCCGCTGCTCAGAGATACACTCAAAGCCAGTGCCGCTGGTGAATCGCAGTTTCCAGCGATCCTGCACTGAGCCTAAATTGTCGTACAAGATCGGGTAATTCAGGTCATCGTAAGAGGCCGTTGCGGCATCACCCACCAGATCATCCGCGTATTCGCCGGCTTGATCGACTTTCTGAACGAACGTGCCATAAACCCGACTCTGCAAATCACCCAGCTCAACAATGCCACTGACATACGAATTGGCGGCAGTGTAGTCATGAGTCAGTTGCAGATTTAACGACAACTCACCCGTCACACTAGCGCGAACAACAACCGCACGATCTTCAACACGATGCGAGATCGTTAGCGGCAACGTTAGCGAATTGCCGTCAGCATCTTCTGCAGAAAACGGATCAGCCAGCGTTGCCGTGCCCGCCGCCAGATCAACCGTGTATTGATCAACGGCCAGCAACGCCCCGAGGCTATCAGTAATAACCACCTGCGCCAGGTCGGTACGACCGCAGTCGATCACTTGGCCAGCGGTCGGGCTGGCTTCAGTGATCTCTTGCGTATCGTGTACTGCCACCAGGTAACCATCATTGAAAATCGGCACCGTGCCATTGGTTGGCAGGCGTACAGGGTCGAGCCCCAAGCGCTCTGGGTCCTGTGGCAGCGTTGTGTACGCCACTGCGTTATACGTCAGCGTACTCAGCAGCACCGGCTGACTGAATGTAATTTCAATCACGCCAGAATTGCTGTCGACATTACCCGATGCCGTACCGGCACTGGTTGTCGTTGGGATAAAGGTCACCACGTACCCAGCCCCCGGCTGACGCAATTCACTGATCTGATCGTTAGTATCAAACGATCCGGATATCACGCCGTCGTTGTTTGACTCAGCACGCATCAGTGCGCCATCGGTCGCACGACGCGCCAGAAACTGCAAACCAGACGGACGCAACGGACTGGCACTGGTACGGAACGTCACCGAGGTAACAGCCGCCGCGAAACCTGCACCCAGAGCCCCAGATGTGAGGGATGTCGACAGTGACGAAGCAGCGGCCTGCACTGCAGAATAATCGACCTCAGCAACGCCGTTTACGTAGTCAATTGACCCCGCCAACAAACCGGCAGCGGTTGTACTATTCCATGCGCGATACAACGCCCCGTCACCGCGATCAACCAGTGCATCACCACCCAACGTCAGCGACTGAGCGCCGGGCACCATTGGGTCAGATTCGAGCGGGATTGTCACCGCCAAGTCAGCCAGAGCAGCCGTCTGCGTAACAGCAACGCCCGCAGTCGCAGAACGATAACTCACAGAGACTGACTGCGCCTCAATGCGCATCGTTCTGATGACAAACGTTCGCTCATAGCCGCCCAGATCACCGCCACCACCTTTCACGTAATCGGCCACGATACGAGTAAACACGTCACCATCCACAGTGGCAGTGCCAGCCACGGCATCAACCGAGCCACAGACAATATTGCCACCATTCCGCCAGCGCAGGTTACCCTGAGCGTCCGCTTTAATTCTCGCTTCAAACGCAAACCGCGACTCATGCACGACGCCGCTGTTGAAAAACTCAGAGCGATAAGACAGCGCCAGATCAAACGAGACAGAACCCGACACGATGTCAGTATCACTGAGTGACAACACCAGATCACCGCCGGTCTGCTGAGTGACCGAGATAGAGTCAGTCAGCACGGCACCATTGTGCTTATCGTAAGAAATACTGACCGAGCCGTCTGGCAAACTCGCAGGCGTAAAGATCAGGGTGTTACCAGCGACATACCCAACCCCAGCAGACAGCACATCAGAGCCGTTTGCGGTTTCAGTGTATGACGTTCCATTCCGCTGCCACGACACGGACAGCGTACCGGCCAGCGGTTGTTCTTCCAGTTCAATCTCAAACCACGCATCACGGCTGCCAGTGGTCGCGGCCTGAAATGGCGACTGCGCCCAGGTATAGATAATCTGCGAACCGACGTCAGGCTCGCCAGGTAATGAGACTGATACGCTGCCAGTGTCGTAATTGATCGCACCCGATGCCGAAGGCCCGGAAAGCGCACCCGTGCCGTCATCGACCAGCGAATACCATTTACCCAGATACGCAAACTCAACACGCAGCGAGCCCGGCATAGGCGCCGGTGACAGTTGCTCTGTGTATGTCAGTTGGCGATTGCCCGCGCCGATTAGCACAGAGTCGGTATACGGCGTTAAATCAACCGCCGCGCCCGGCACATACTGAACCGACACCGCCCGCGTGCCCGACACGGCAAACGCCAGCACGCCATCAGCAGCAACCAGAGATACATCACTCAGGTAATCAGAGCCAGAGAGCAAGCGCAGCGTGCCTGCGTTTTCGTCGTATGTGCTACCCGCAACCGTGACAGTCAGCGACCCCGGCACCCATGCGGTAGGCAGAGTAAATTGCTGAGCACCTGTGACCGTTCCTAGCGACCGGGTGATCGCAGACGCCGCAGCAGGCTGAACCGCCCGCTGCAAGACGCCCGGCGTCTGATCCAGCAGCGCCGTCTCAGCGGTCGACGCGGGAATGATTGGTTGAAAAATAGAACCTACCGACACCGACGCATCACCCGCAGAGGCATCCGCCGCTAGCGGCTTCATGCCGTAATATTTCGCAGAACTATTGCTCTGCGTTTTAAAAATATCCGTAGGATGCTGAGCCACCGGCGACGGGTCCACGCCAGTAAATTCATATTTCAACTGCTGACTGATTCGCAGAGTGACTTCATACGCTGAATATTTTTTATAGTTCTGCTGCTCATCAATATAGGTATACGTTGCCCGCGAGTACTCCGCGCTCATGACTTTAACTGGCTGCTCATTATTGCCGTTAATCAGAAACACGACCTCGCCAACCTCCGGCACGTCCTGCACGCTTTCTGTGTACAGCACCAGCGATGTCTGGCCAGCTCGCTGAGTACCCACAGGCCGTAGACCCGACCGGGTAGACAGCACGACATACTGCTCAATGGCATCTTTAGCCTGATCCCGCTCATCGTACTGATCGCCAGTGTAAAACAGCAGCGTACTAATATTGTCGGCAACCGCATCACGAGTAAGCATGAACCCAGCACCCAAAAAGGCATCGGTGTTCGCGCTGCGAATTGCACCAAACAACTTGCGCAACGACACACCGCCACGCGCTTGCAGATTCTGGCTGATGTCAACCCACAAGTTGTTGATATCGCCCGACACCAACGGAGTACCCGTCATCATGCCGCCGCCGTCGGCTTCATCGGTATTGCGCTCTGCCCGCATCAGTTTTACGTCAGCTGCGTTAATTGCCATCAGTCAGGCTCCACAGTTAAAAGATTTATAGTGAGTTCGTAGTAGGTTTCCGCCGTCGGGTTTAACTCTGGCGACAAAAGCGGCGCTTGCACACCGCCCTTTTCGATATCGAACAGCACGGTGTAGGTTGTACCGTCGTTCAGGGTTAACGTGCGCTTAGTTCCTGCATCAGCTTCTAGCGCCTTGAGTGCCTGCACATCATCGCGGCCAGCCCATGCACCGGTTAACGTGATGGGCCGCCCGTATTGCAGTGGCATCGCCTGCACAACAAAGCCACCGCCGACGGAGCGCTGCGTAGATTGCGCAGCCGGCCGCCACGCAAATTCATCCCGCCAGTACAGATTGACCGGCAGGGTTAACGTATCGAGTTGCATGATTTAACTGCTCCGGAGTTGAGCGTCTTCAAGGAGGTCTAATAATTTATCAACGGTATCCTGATCGCCATTCAACCTGACTGACTCACCACCGATATTCAGGTTTACATCCACCGATCTCGACGACGGCACATTGCCGATCTGAGGCGCAGCACTGCCAGACGCCGAGCTGCTAGCGCTGGACGACGAAGCTGAAGACTGAGACTGAGCCGCACTCCGCTGCTCTTGTCGGACCTGCTCTAAAAGCCGCAGCGCTTCTTGAGTACTTTTGATCGCCTCTTCATTCCCATAAAACCGAGCACGCTCCAACTCCGCCTGCAACTCATCGCGCTGAGCTTCATACTCGCGTTGCTTAATTGCATCGGTATTGCCCCGCAGCCGATCCAACTCATCCTGCAAGTTAGCCGCAGCCTGAGCTGCACTGTCAGTCATCTGCTGAAGCTCGTTATTAGCCGCAGCCAACGCACTGCGCAGGGTCGACAGATCCTGACTGCCGAGCATATCCATGCTTGCCAGGCTACGCTCTGCGTTGGTCAAGAACGCCTGAGTAACACCCTCACCAGACTGCAGCGCCTCAAGGTATTCCAGCGCCTTGAGCTTCTGTTCGTTATAAGCCGCTACCGTCTCGTTTTTGGCTTCCAGCACGCTGTTCTTCCAGCGATTGATACCGGTAACGTCAAACACCTGAAGGTTATCGCGGCCAATGGCTGCCAGCTCATCACGCGCCGCCTGAAGGGATGCCTTAACGGCTTCAATCTCTGTTACCGGCCCAGCGCTATCTATATTCAGACGATTCTCAAAAGCGGCCTGTGCTGTTTCACTGAGCGCACCGACCTCAGAGCGCACAGACTGAAACCAGCCAGCCAGATCGCCCGTAATCTGGTTTAGTTTCTCTGACGCTTGCTCAACCGAGATGACAAGCCGACCCGTTTCATCTGCCGTACCCGCAACACTATCAGCCGCACGGTCACCTTCATCAGCGGCATAACCCAAGGAGGTCGCCAGGTTATCCAGAGACTCAGCACCCGACTGCCCCGCCTCAGCAGCCGCCTGCCCGGCCTGCTCAACAGACTCTGTTGTTGACTCTGCCGCACTACCAGCCGCCGCAGCCGAAGTGGTTAAATCAGTGAAGGATTTATCGAGCTTACCCGTCGCATCTGCAATACCCTGCAGGTTTGCCCGCACATCAGCCGATGAACTTTCAAATGCATCAGCGAAGCCGGTAGAAATAGCCCGCGCCTTATTCGCAAACTCATCAAAACCAGCAAAGTCAGCCAGCTCAGCAACGGCACCAGAGACGACAGCAACAGCACCAGTCACACCAGCTCGCAGCCCGTTGAACACCACCCCGATTGAGTTGGCAAATATCTGAGCAAAGCCGACCAGCTTGCCGAAATTCTCATTCAGAGCCGCTGCCGCCTCAGTACTCCAACGAATCGCAGAGCTGAACAGGTTAGCCAACCCCGTGGCGATTTTATCCAGCCGACCATCATCGGCCATAAGCTGGATCTGCTCACGGATATCGCGGATCGCACCCTTGAACGACTCCAACGCCCCGTTCTGGCTGACCCGCAGGTAAAACGCGGTAATGTCATCCTTGAGGTTAGAGACCAGACCAGAAAGCGAATCCATCGCCTCTGCGGCTTTGCCGTCATTCGCTTTAGCGATCTCTGACAGCAACAGGGCCATTTCCTTACGGCCCAGCTCACCAGCTGAACTCATCTTTTGCAGCTCTACGGTGTTTTTACCGGTCGCTTTTGCCAGAAGATCCCAGACGGGCACACCGCGCTCAACCAGCTGCAGAATCTCTTCGCCTTGCAGTTTTTGTTTTGCCCATGCCTGGCCAATACCTGCAACCAGACCAGTCAGAGTTTCATAACTGCCACCCAGCGCGGCATTCTGGTCTACCAGCGCCCGCAGGCTGCCGTTCATCGGGTCAACACCAAACGCCCGCAACTTAGCGAACGACTCCGCCACCTGATCGAGTTGCAGCGGCGTAGACCGCGCAAACTCAGTGACGTAACCCAGCTGCTCTGGCGTCAGGCGCTTGCCTAAATTTTCAAACTGACTGGCCACCTCAAACGTGCTTTCGGCCAGGTTAAAAAATGCATCTTTTAACTTATCGACGATCACCAGCGAGCCAACAAACGCACCGACTTTTGCAATGGTGCCGCCAATGCTGGACGTGGTTTTTGCTGCCTGCTCACCTGCGCCCTTTAAGCTGCGCCGCACCTGATTAACGCGGTCAACGTGCGATTTTAATTTACCGTTGGCAAACTCTACTTCGTTCGCGAATTTCTTTTCTGTTGCTGCCAGATCGGTGAGATCACCACCGGCGCTGGTAACGACTTTTTCAAGTTTCTGAACAGCACGGACCGAGCCCTGCCATTCTTTTTTGGCTTCGCGCGCGGCTACCTTAGCCTTCTCGAGCGCAACGCCTAATTCTGGGGTTTTTTCTGACTTAAACGCCTGCTTCAGTTTTTCAACTTGTAGCTGCGCATCGTCGAATTGTTTTTCAGCCTCTTTGGCAGCTTCGCCAACAGAATCTAGCGACTGCACTGCATCCAGTGCTGTATCGAATTTATTTAAACTGCCTTCGAGTTCTGTCGTGCGCTTATTTAAATCACGCAGGTCGTCAGACGCTTCTTTTACGCCCGGAGAAATTGCGTTTTTCACCTGCAACAGCAGAGAAACGATTTTATTAGCAGCCATTGATTAATTACTCAGACGAAGTAAAGAGAAATAAAAAACCCCGCAGGTGCGGGGTTTTCAGTGGGCGGGTTATTGAGATTAAACCATCTCAACCTTAGCGAATTTACTGAGGCCCGCCGCCGTAATGGCCGGATCTTTCAGCACGTCGCCTGCCAGCGACAAGCTGCCGAAGTCATCAGAGATAAACCCGAGGCCAGATGTCGGCTCGAACTTACAACGATGCATAGTCACCAGCACCGGGTCATCTGATGAGGCTTCGTTCAAACCTTCAAATACCAGACGGTATTCATCGCCTGAGTTGGTCAGCATCTCAACTGCGTTATGCGCCTTACTGACGTAACTCACTTCAATATCCGTTGACGCACTGATTGACCCACCGGCCAGAATGCGAATACCCGCCGGGCTGAGAGTATAGTCAGTATCCGCAACATAGGTTGGCGTACCGCCATCACCCGTGACAGTGATCGTCTCAGACAGATCAGGCACCTTGTTGAATTTAACCAGCGCGCCAGGGTACGCGGTATGAGCTTCGTCAGTGACGGTTGCCGATGCAATCAGCGACGCATCACCACGCAGCGCAATGGCGATATTTTCAGGCGAAAGCGAGTTGACGTTCATCGTCATCGTCACACCAGAAATACGCGCTACCGAGTCAGCCAGACCACCACCCGTCTGCGACGATGACGGCAGCTCTTTTTTGTTGGTGTCTACCGAGATTTCAAGCTCTGACACTTCACCAATGGGCAGCAGCCCTTTGTCAGTGCCAGTACGGTTTTGCAGAAATACCTGCCCTGCACCCAGGTATGAGTACACAGAATTAGCCATGTTATTACTCCGTTACGGTTTTGGTTTTGCCCGAGTGGGCGGGTTTGAAATGTGATTAAGAGAGTTTTTCGCGCACGGTTAATGTCAGCTCACAGCTGACGACTGCTTTACCATTACCACGATCAGGGTACGCAATGCTGACGGTACTCAGCTCTACCTTCTGCACTACACCGGCAGCCCACGACCGCAGCAGCGCCGAAGCCACTTTCAGACGAAAATCATTGAGGTAGGCCGTCATGTCTTCGGCCACTTCCCAATCAATCGCGATATCAATGCCATACGGCTGCGTCCAGATAATCGCACCGCCGTCTGATCGTGTAGACGCCTCAAGCGCCCAGACAACGACGATGTGCCCCATTTCTGGCTGCACACCCGGGTTGCGAGCCTCTACCGGATCAACAACCGCACCGACCTGATCAACAGCCTCAAGGCGCGCGATCAGCTCTGCATGAGCCGTGTTGAGCTTAGTCATTGAATACCTCATCCAGTAGTTCGTTAAGTGCCGCACTCAGGGTTTCCTGAGCCTCTGACGACACCCGCCCCTCTGGCAGCGCCTGGTACAGGGTGGCCAGTGACGGGCCCATTGCATCCATCAGCTTGCCCTGCCGGTACGTGTAGGTTCTACCGCGCTTGGTGGTTTTGCTATTGCGAGTAGATAGCGCTGCCTTGCGCTGACTGCGGGCATTGATAAAGCCCGCTGCCACTTTAGTGCCACCCACCCAATCAACAAGGATCTGGGCACGCGTTCCACCGGCACCCCCAACAACCCGGTACCGATAGCTGTAGTCTTTAACCAGAATGCCCGCACCGGAGAAATTCACCCGTGCTGCAGGGTATTTCTTATCGGCTGGTTTGGCGACCATGTTGCGCAGCACAACACTCTGTTTTATGCCTGATTCACGACTAAGCGCCCCGACCAGATACGACGCCCGCAGCGTACGGGCGGCCGTGGTCGCAGCAGATCGGGCGATAGCGTCACCGCGCGCCCCGAGTTTATCGAGCAACGCGAGCGCATCCGTCATGCCGGTCAGGCTTGCTGATTGCGACGCCATCAGACGGGCTCTGACCAGCGCACGCGGTGCCAGTCTTTACTGCGCCCCACCGACCAGTCGATGGATTTAAAGCAGTGGCCCGGATCAACTTTGTCCAGTGCCCACGACACTGCGGCATCAATCCAGAGCCAATTAAATACCGGCGGGTGATGCCAATACAGCGCCTTACCTAACCGGCTTGATAACGTCTCACGACTGTCGTGCCACAACAGCGCATTCACCAGGCGATCAAACGCAATCCAGATGTGATACGCCTTTTTACCGACGAATCGCCGCCAGCGAGGCACTGCCAACATCAGCGCCAGCGGGATACCCGTGAGCGGCAGCATCACCGGAACCAACACCAGCGCCAGTACGACACCGAGGCATAAAAAAACCGCTGAAATAGCGGTTTGAATAACATTGATATAACACCAACTGACCCTGAATTTCATAAAGACTCCTGATCGTTTCCCGGTTGTTCCTGCGCAGACTCAGCGCGCATAGCCTCAATCATCGCGTCTATTTCTTCCCATTCCATCGGAAGCGTGCGCTCATGCTCAACACCGTTTTCATCGGTATATGCAAGCATTGATCGCAGCGTGAAAAACTCTTGCAGGGTTAAATACCCCAGCGGAGTAAACGACTCGCCATCGTCATCGTGAAACAGTTTCCCGCGATAGATATGCATTTCAAACGTCTGCCCGTTTTGAGATACATCCAGTACAGATAGCGGCGAGTGGTTTGCGTAATCAGAGTGAATACCGGGAATGACAACGGAGACCATTTGATGATCGGGCAGATCGGCAGCATTAATCAGACTCATAGCGCACCCTCTGCGTAATATATCCGTTCACCATCTTCGTCTACCCAGAAATCATCAGATACCTTCTTAGAAATTTCTTCCCAATCACCGGGCATGTAATTTATCAACGTACCGTTATTTCCGCCGACACTGTCATAAATAGTTCCGGAGTTGTCGTCGATAGACCAGAAGTTCGTCAGCACGCCACCCTGCTTGATTGATACATCAAAAATTATCCCGGCAAAATTGGGCACACTGGTATTGGCACTCCATTTTGATAAAAACGAGTCAATATATATAGGGCCTGTGTATACAGCACTGCCACTGGCCAGCACAACTCCGTCGCATAACAGCTTAACAAAACCATCCGCTGATCGCGTATATTTGAATCTATGAAGTTCTTCTGCTGATGGAGTAAAACTTAACTGCGTTCCTGTCGATGAACTCTGGTTGAAACCTACGCCGTAAACATCGCCATTAAAAAACGCGAGTCGGTCAGAGTGAACATCGACAGTACCAACACCAGCGTTTGCGAAAATATACGCAGATTCCGGCCATTGACTATACCACTCAATCTCACACTCACCAGTTATTGTTATTTTATTGTCCAGCTCGATGTACTGCGTACCGTTGAAGTTCATAATTGCGCGGGTAATAGCACTCACCCGACGATAGAACCGATCACCCGGATCTAACGGATTGCGCCAGGGCGAGAGGATGCCGCTTTTCTGAATTGCTTTCTGAATCGCCATCAGTACTGGTTCCAACTCACAGTAAATTCAGTACCGGTATCGGCAGGCGTGATGATCACACTCTGCAGTGGCAAATTCGCATCAATCATCAGGATGCCGTTTTCAGCAATGACGTTTTCGCCATCCGCACCCGGATTGCGGGCAGTAGCACAACCCACCGGAACAACAGTAACCGTGCATTCGCCGACGGCGCCCTCTGTCGCCAGGGCGATGCCAGTGAAACCGCCGTTAATGTCATCAGCGCTCAACGTGATCGCGCCGGTGTCCGTTTTGCTGCCTGAGAAATTCGTGACTTTCATCGTCGTTATCCGTTGTTAGTTTGATGGGTCGTGTTGCAAAAATGAGATCCAGCAGCGCGTCAGTACGCCGGTACTACGCTCTGGATCAAGTTGTTCTATTCGCCACAAGCTGCCTGCGGCGGTAAATTCGTGATTCACTTTCGGGAAGTAGTGGGCGTTAAAGAACTCCGCCTGGCGCCGGGGCTCTGTTGCCTCAAGGTAGCCCTGCTCGCCTTCGGCTTCGGGTATGTAACCCAGCAACGCTACGCGGGTTTCTACTTCGCCACTGGTAGTGGTTACCGTGCACGCGTGCCCACGCAAGGCGTTGGCATTGATGAGCGAGTCTTGTTTTTTTCCGTCAGGGTTCGCCGCACTGTTGATGATGTAAACCTCATCGCCATTCACCACCGCCAGGCTATGGCCGTTTTTAAAATCTGGTGACCAGCGCGCGCGGATGGCTACGCTATGGCCGATCAGGCCGGGCTCTGTCGGGCCGTTGGGCTGGTCTGCCGTCACGCCGATCAGGGGCGTTGCAAGCACCTTGCCTTCAGTGTCGCTCAGTGTGGCGGCGGTGGTTAGTCTGCCTGCTCGCATGGTTATCGCACCCGGTATGGTTGTATGAGTGAATCAACGTATTTGAGTTTGTTGGTTGCTACACCAACGACCTCCGACTCACGGTGTTCGTACATGGAGCCAATTTGCATCAGCATCCATTTTTTAATTGGTGACGGCACTGCGGCCGCATCGGCATAGCCTGCGTTGTATTGCACAATGACGCGCTTGCCGTAAAACAGCGGGCTGATGAGCAGCGCCTGGTCGCCTTTCCACAATTCGAGGTCGCCGCTCGCTACCAGAGCGGCGATGTCTTGTTCTTCGCCGTCGATAGTGACACTGACCAGATCACCCACCGGCCACCGGATGAGATCAAGCTCTGCGGTGGCTTTGGTGTGCAGTTGCTGCCAGACCTGTGGCATGAGTGCCCGGCCCGTGGCGTTTTCTGCACGTTCACGCGCGGCGGCGATCAGCTGCGTCAGCAGGTCGTCGTGCTCGCTGTGGTTGATGCCGCCCCGGTCGGTTTTTACCTGCTCAAGGGTGAGCGGCTCTTCCGACGGCGCGGTAATCAGGGTGATGTGGTCAGGTGTCATGGTCGCGGCCTTATCAGTCGACGATGGTGCCGGTCAGTGGCGCAAACGGCTGGTCTTTGGCGTCTGCGCTCAGCACCAGTATGCCGGTTTTTACGCTACCACCTACGGTGGTGAGCTTGGCGCGCACGTAGCGGAAGCCGTTGTTAACGTCCAGCTCGTTGGCTTTCAGGTTGAGCTGCACTGGTTTTTCAGCCACCAGGTCTACAGCGGTACGGCCTTCGATCGCTTTGGCATCGCTGAATACATCAGTGGTGGCCTGTTCAAATTCAACCGTGCCAGAACCGGTAATGGCGCCAACGGCCAGCACGGCCATGATGTTGATGTGGGCACCCATATCGACCGCGCCCGTTGGATAGGTGCTGTCGGCTGCATGGGTATCGGATTTGAGAGCCGCGATCACTGGCATGCGCAGCGATGGCTTGAGGTTCGGATTGCTCATTGTATTGCTCCTTTGCAATGGTGAGCGCCGGGCCTGTTCGTGATTGACAGAGGCCCGGCAGGTGTACTGTTTAAACGTTAGGATCAAGACAGCGGCTCAGTGTGAGCCGCTGGGGTTAGGGTTAGGCGCGAGCTGCCAGCGTCACGAAGTGAGACTTGGTCAGGGTGCCTTTTGCCGGAGTTACAGGCTCAGTCAGGATGGTTTTGCCATCCAGACGCAGGCGCCAGCGGAACGACCTGAGGCCCTGATCAAAGTACACATGCATGGACTCTGCGTATTTAGCCGCAGCGGTACGCAGCGCCAGGTAGTAGCCAGATGGATCAACCAGCTGGATATCACCCTTAGATCCCGCAGCTTCAGGGTGTTCATTGAACACCACAGGGCGACCAAGCAGCAGACCGTTAGGCGCTTCTTTGTAGCCGCTGTTCAGCGGCGTCCACAGCAGGTTGCCCGCATCGTCTTTCAGCTTCATCAGCTCAGGCAGTAGCTCTGGGGTGATTTCCCAGTGTGACTTCGAAATGCTGGACGGCAGCATCCGCGTGTACATCTTCGCGACGTTCTCAGCAACCAGGCTTTTCGCAGTCTGACCGGTTTCCTTCGCCACCGTAATCAGCGCACCGCTGTTAAGGTAACCCTTTGGCTTGCCAACACCATCACCGTTGCGGATCGCTTCGTTGATTGCCCAGCGCATCGCCATTGGCGCCATCTTCATCATGCGCTGACCCAGACGCGGCGCATCTTCAAGCAGGTCTTCATCTACATTCACGAACACAGACAGGCCGTTCAACTTCAACTCACCCGCAGTCAGTGCATTGAACTTGGTAGGCTCGAATTTGTTGTTGGCACGATCCCAGTTGATCTCAATACCCGCAGCCTGCCACGGCATGGTCACGTCTTTGAGGAACGACACAGAGGACGCACCAGTCACTTCGGAGGTGACTTTACTCAGCATGTCACCCGCGTCCGCTTCCAGAATCTCAAAGATGCTGTTGCGCATTGCAGGCGGGAGACTAAAGCCTTCATTGCCGCCATCGTTACCGACAACATTGGATGCCGTCGCCAACAGACGCGGATCAACATCACCCGCTGATGCAGCCTGAACCGCCATGAAGAACTCACCGTGAGACTTAAAGCCGCTCATTGCTTCGGCTGTTTCGTCTTTAGGCTTTGCATTGCCACCGATAGGCGCTTGCGAGGTCTTGCGGCCCTGCAGGGTGTTTGATTCGAGATCGAGCGTTTCCAGCGCCTCGAATTCTTTATCCTGATCAAGCTGCGCTTTAATCTCGCTGGCTTCTGTCGCCAACTTCGTCAGCTCTGCCGATTCTTCAGCAGTGTATGAGCGGCCTTCAGCCTCTGCCAGAGCCTTAAGCTCATTACGGCGGGCCAGAATCGCTTTCAAACGTTTGTTCATGGTTTTCTCCTACTTAAGGTATAGATAGCCCCACCGGCCCGGATGGCAGTGTTGCTGGTTGGTAAAATCGGGGATTAGTTAGTTGTCTGTGACTTTCTCGAAGTCAGCAAACAGGCCATCAGCCTGAGCGCGGGTCATGCCGGTACGTGACTGGCTGCGTTTGGTCAGGCCGTTGAGGGTTGTTTCCAGTGATTGGATACCGTCGATCAGGCCGTAACCTTCGGCTTCATGCGCAAACCAGCTGCGGCCATCGGCCAGGGTTTTCAGTGCCTTTTCAGTGATTCCGCGACCGGCGATGATGACGGCCAGAAATTCATCATAGAGCTGGTCGACCACGCGCTGCACTTCTGCCTGCTGAGCCTCAGTGACGGGCACGCCTTCGACACCTGTAGACTTGTGCGGGCCAGTGTCAACCGGAATGACTTTAATGCCAGCGTTGTCGTACATTTTGCTGGAATCCCACAGCACAGTACGCACGCCAATAGAGCCGATGGTGTTCATCCGGTGACTGGCGTAGATCGCAGTGGCTGGCGCTGCGATGTGGTAGCCAGCGCTGGCCAGGGTGCCTTCAATCTGCACCGTAACGGTTTTGTCTTGCGCCGCTGCGGTAATTTCGTCGGTCAGCTCGTGCATTCCGCGCACGTCACCACCCGGTGTATCTGACAAAATCACGATGTGATCAATACTGGCATCCAGTCGTGCCGCCCGCACCGCAGCACGCACATGCGCTGTGCTGCTGACGTAGTTGGATGGCCACGGGTACGACTTCAGCATGATGCCGCGCACAGGGATGATGGCGACGTTGTCACGCACCATGACGGGCAGGCCGTCGCGCTCTGCATCGGCCACTGGCCCGGCGCTGATCGCTGCGTACGGCTGCGCATCTGGGTTAGCCGATCGCTCTAATGCCAACAGCCCCGCGAGCGTTTTGAGCTGCCCTTCACCCAGAGCGCTAATGCCCCAGACTGCTGTTTGTTCAATCATTGCCGGTTCCTGTTTTCTGTTGAATGGTGTTGCCGTTTTTGGCGGCCTGCTCAAGGCTGACCATGTTGAGCGGCACCATGCGAAGGTCACCGCCATCTACAGGGTTTCGATCCTCAAGGCCCAGCACGTCGTTAATGGAGTACACACCACGATCCAGCATGGTTTTGTAATACTCCTGACGGGTTTTCATGTCGCCGCGCAACAGGCTGTTGAAGTTGATTTTGTTGTAGTAGTTGCCACGCAATAGCTTGGCGTTCACTTCCTGCTCGAACCGCACTGCCCAGCGCATCAGACAATCGGTGACGTATTCAATATTCTGCGCTTCGATATTACTGTTGGTGCTGCGCTCAAGGTCTGCCAGCTTGTGTGGTGGCACACCGTACCAGCGACAAATTTCAGTAACACCGAACTTGCGCGACTCAAGAAACTGGCTGGCCTCTGGCGGAATACCGATGGCCTTAAAGGTCTGGCCAGGCTCCATGATTTCAATGCCGCCATGATTGGCCGCACCACGGTGCGATTTAGCCCACGTCTTTTTCTGGTTGCGCGCGGCGTCCGGGCCCCATTCTTCTGGCTGCTGAGCTTCGTCTTTCCACTCAATAACCCCACCAGGGATGGCGCCGTTACCGAAAAATGCCGCTGCGAATTGCTCCATTGCCAAGCCAAGGCTGATGCATTGTTTTGCAAACATGATCGGGCTGAGACCCACGACACCATCAACGCTGAAGCCTTTCAGGTGCAGCACGTCTTGAGGACGCAAATAGGTATTTGCAGCCCCGCCGTTGCTGATTTCGTACACTAACCGGCCTGCAGAATCACGGGTTGGGTTAACGCGATCCCATTCAATTTGCCAGAGCGCACCGGGCTCACCACTGCGGACACGATCAATCTCTGCCAGGCCGTTACCGCCAAGCAATGCAGCCGCGATGAGCGACTGTTTAAAATCGAATGCATTGGTCTCTGGATTCGCCTGACGGTACAGCAGATGATCAACCGCGTGGCCTGAAGCAACTTCGCGCTTTTCACCTTTCTGCTCATGCACACGGTGCGGCATCATCGCGATGTGCTCACTGATCAGCCGAACACAATCCCAGACCGCAGAGTACGTCAGTGCGCTTTCTTCATTGACTGGTACGCCCGCAATCGGCTTGCGAAACGTAAAACCGAACAATCCACGGCCCGCAGGGGATCCAATAGGATCAACACCCGTCTTCCGGGCATCGAAATTCAGGCCAGCGCCGATTCCCTCGAAGAGGCTCATTCAGCACCCCCGCGAGCCATCAGCAGACCGAGCAACAACAGCAGAATGCCGACAGCCAGCATCGCAGGACCAGAACCCAGAATCTGATACACACCGCCGCCGATCAGGCCCAGTGAGACCAGTAGAATGAGGTCCACTTTCTTGAGCGGGATACGGATTTTCGGGAGTTTCAGGTTCATAGTTCACCATCTGCGTAAATCGACCGCCGCCGCTTTTTCGCCGGCATTTTAATCATTACGCCAAGCGCCATGATCAGTGCCACTGCGGGGTCAATTTTCTCTTTAATTTTGGATTTATCCGGCTTGATGTCAGCCGCCGGGTTGATTTCGGCAACCAGGTTACCCATCGCCCAATACAGCAGCGGGTTGCTGTATTCGATGGTGCCGTTCAGTACGCGCACCATGAGTTCCTTCATTGGCGTAGACATGGAGGCAAAGCCCTGACCGAATTCGATCATTGGCGCACCATCGTTCAGCATGTCGTTGACCAACTGGTTGGAGTTCCAGCGGTCGAAGCCAACGCCCGAGACGTTGAAATAATCCAGTGCCGTTTTAAGATCTCGCTTTATGTACTCATAGTCGACGGTCTCACCCGGCACCACTTGCAGGTGTCCAGTGAGAACGAACTTTTCCAGCGACTTATCACCCTTTGCCAGACGCCGATCCAGAGCACCCTGAGGCAACCACGCCCGGACAAATGTACGGGTTTTCTTCTTATGGGTGATGGTGAATGACAACGCAGTGATGTCTTCCACCGCTGATAGATCAAGACCACCCCAAGCATCTGCGCCTTTAAATTCGTCGTTGCCGTTCCATGGTGCCTGGTCGTCGTAGTCGGCCTCGCAGAGTTTGAACTTTTCAAGGTTCATCCACTTAGCCTCACCGCGCACACGGACATTCAGCTTTTTCGTCAAAAACTCAATGCGTTCCGTCGGGATCTCTTTGGCCATTCGGCACTGCTGACGCATGTCGTCAGGATCAACCGACACACCCCAGTTTGGATTTGCCTTAATCCACTCTGATTCGTCGTCCCATTTTTCAGGGTCATCCAGCGTGTAAATGATTGCGAAGTAGTCGTCATCTTCAACGGCACGTTCAAGCACTCGCTGAGCGTAGTCCTGCTGATCACTGTCTACGCCGTCGGGGATATAACCCTCTGTTGTAATCGCCCAGATCAGCGGCTGTTTTCGAGCGCCACGCGCCGATTTGATCACATCCCATACCGCTGACGTTGGGTGCGCATGCAGTTCGTCGATGACGCCATAATGGACGTTGAGGCCGTCCATCGACTTGCTGTCTTTACTCAGTGCCTGCAACCGGCCACGGTTTTTAGGGCAGACAACCCGGTCAGCGTAGGCACGTATCATGCTGCTGAGTTTCGGGCTCTGCTCCAACATGGCCAGAGCGGCGTCATACAACTCTTTGGCCTGATCGCGTTTGGTCGCTGCGGAGTAAACACGCGGACCACCTTCGCCATCAGCCAACAGGCCGTAATTTGCAATGAATGCTAGCTTGGTCGATTTGCCGTTCTTTCGCGCTACCTTTTCGTAGACGATCCGGAACCGACGACGACCATCAGCACGCATCCAACCGAATACGTTGGCGATGATGAAACACTGCCAGCCTTCAAGCTCCAGCGGCAGGCCAGCATATTCACCCTCATACTGACGACAGTAACCAGAAAACCGGAATACCCGAGCAGCGGCGTTTTCGTCGAAATACAGGCCGCGATCACCGCCGGTTTCGAGATCTGAATACCAGCGCTTAACCGCCAGTCTTACCCACTTGCAAGCGGGTATCTTTTCATCACGAACGTCAGCGGCGTACTGATACGCCATATCGAGATACTTGCGACCCAGATCAACGGCAGGCACAGCCTTGACCGTTGCGGTTGTCATAGATCAAGCATCCCTTGATTCGGATTTTCTATCTTGATCGCCTGACGCGCCCGAGGCGTCAGACCCAATTGACCCTCGAGCTTCAGCAATAGCTCAGCGGCCTGCTTGCGCATAATCGCCTCAACAGACATCTGACGGGCACCCGTGGCAAAGGTCTGAATAGAAGCCTCACCGCCTCCCTTCTGACACTTGGTATTCCAGTGCTGCCACTCAATGTACGTCACCACGTAGCGGTGAAATACAGAGAGATCGACTTCAGACAGAACACCCATGTCAACGAGCTTCTGACCGAACTCATCCCAGAATTGAGATTCCTTAGCCTTCAACCCTTTCGGTTTATCAGGGAGACCAGACACAACACCCTGATACAACTCATCACCGCCAGCCTGCTGAGAGCCTGCAGCGTTTTGAGTTGTCGCGGATTTTTTAGGCTCCAGCGGCACGACGGCTGCTTTTTTACTTTCAGCCATACATACCTCAGATACAAAAAAGCCCAGCAGATCGCCGGGCTATTCTCGTCACTGGCACCCCAGCAACTTGACCGGAGCAGAGGCAAAGGCAGAATGCCGTTTAACCCCCCCCCCTTAAAATTAGAAATCTCACACGGAGTGTTCCCTCTTCGTTCGCGGATTTTCAGGGCTGGAAGGATTCAGACCGCCCCTCCCCTCAGCCCACACGATCAAACTCACCATCGATCACGACACCTTGACCGACACCACGAACCTTACGACCGATCTTGTTGTGACAGTCGTGGCAGAGAGCACGGAGGTTCTTCCAATCCCAGAACAAAGACAGATCCTCTTTAGCTGGAACAATGTGGTCAACAATCTCAGACGGTCGCGTCAGTCCGTTGCGCTCACACTCAGAGCAGCATGGATGCCGCCGCTTAAATGCAACACTTAACTTGCGCCAGCGCTGCGTACCGTACAACGAGTCAGACTCAGCGCGGCGCTTGTTGTAATCCCGCTGGCCAGCCAGGCGATCAGCACGCTCAGCAGGCTTATGCGTATCGCAATAACCTGATCGAACCAACTCCCCACAACCCGGATGACGACAGAATGTCGGAGCACGCGCCGCCATCAGTTAACATCATCGCGCTGCCGCGCCATCGAAGCCCACTCTTTCCGGGCCTGCTCACGCTCAGCGATATTGAGATGACGCTGCTTGTAATACCAATTCACAGCGAACGTGGCACCCGCCAGGGCAACACCTATAAATCCAAACGCTTCCTGCATAGTAAAACCCGTTGCTGCAACTACACCGCTCGCACCATAAGAGGCGACCGAGGCAGCACGCTCCGCAATCGCGTCAGTTACTGGATGGCTCATTTGAAACGCTCCGTCGATACACCCTTGCGCTTGTCATGCGAACGCATTGCGCCAATGCCCAACATACCCGACACAATCACCCAGAGTGCATCGGTAGGCAGTACCGGTGGTGCAGATACCTCAGCAGGCACAACACCCGTCGCCTGAAGCAACGACCAACCCCACACCAGTAACGGGTACACGATAAACTGATAAGCCAACGCCAACGCACCAACCCAACCAATCGCAGGACGCCAGCCAGCCACCAATACAGACTTATGCTGCGCTTCTGCCTTATTCACTTCCATCTGACCCAGAAGCAGACTCGCGTCTATCTGTTTCTCTTTCAGCGCAACCCTCAGGCGCTCTTCATCAGACGTAACCAGATCATCAATGACACCACCAACCGCACTGACTAACTGACCAAAGCCACGCATCATTGCACCCCGTTGATAGTTCGATTAACCCAGCCCAGTAAGAACTTACCCTGCGAACGGTCGCGGGTAACGATCTGGGCATAACGCGTGATCTTTGCCAGGGCAAAGCGGTATTCAAACAATTCAGCATCACAGGTATTCAACGCCTTCTGCGTTTGCGGCCCCATGATGCCATCGGCAGATTCATTCACTGCCAACTGCGCCAGCCTCACGGACGTTTTAACGCCAGCGTTCACGGCAAAATCAAATACCGAGAACGCGACCACATCACTGTGCAGACCATTGCCGCCGATGCGATCCCAGAAATTAACGCGATAAAAACTCTGAACCAGATCAGTAAGCCGAGGATCGTGCGCCCCGGCAGTATCGATAATGACCCAGCCACCCCATGACGGGTGAAACTTACGAGCAATACCACCGAACGTCATACCGCCGCGATCACCCGCCACGGTATGCAAAACAAGGCCACCTTCGTTCAGCAGCATTCGAGAGAATGCGCGATCAAAGTCAGCCATAACAAACCCCAGAAATAAAAAAGCCCCGACGAAAGCCGGGGCAAGACAGTTACTCAACCAGAGAAAGACCCCAGAAAACGTACAACCAGAAACGAAAAAGGCCCAACCATTTCTGACCGGGCCTTTCTTCTGAGCGCGTTATCTGACGCTAGGTAGCATTTTCCTGAAAACGGTCACGTTTACAAGCACTTTTTTCGAACGTAGTAATCAAGAAAACAACAACCCCTTAATAATCAGACAGTTACGCCGCTAATTTTTTTCCTACGATAATGCCGTGATCCACCACACCATTCCAGATCCACACATAAGCGCGATCCTCCATGCGGTCATACGTGCTCACATGCACACGCAGCACCTTACACCGCTCCGCTTTCGTCAGACTCACGTTTGACTCAAGCCAGAGCCAAACGATGAAGTCACGACCGTCGCAATACTCCTGAGACATACGAGACAACACAGACTCAACCGCATCCACAGAAGGCGGCACCGGCACCGACGACTGAAACTCACCCGAGCGCACACCATCCAGCTGAGCGGACACATACCCACCCAGACCAGTCCGCGACCACTCCGCCCACGTAGCCAGACAGCCCTCAAGCTCACGACGCTGCTCCCGGTTTAATACTCGCTTGGTCATACAAAATCCCCCGATGCTCTCTCCTGCTCAGACTCAACCGGCTGAAACTCCCTTGTATCCATGCGCTGATACGCGCCATTCCACGTCAGATAATCAACCCCCCGCTCACCAGAACGCACCTTCGCACTAATCACCTCGATCTGCCCCGGCTGATCTGTATTCTCGTTGTAGTACTCGTCTCGATACAGAAACTGAATCACATCTGCATCCTGCTCAATCGCCCCCGAGCCTCTCAAATCTGACAAGATAGGCCGCTTATTCGCCCGCTTTTCACACTCGCGATTCACCTGCGACAGCGCTATCACAGGGCACTGCAATTGCTTCGCCAGCTTCTTCAACGCCCGCGTCACCTGCGATATACACTGCGACTCGTTCTCAGTCTTCAGAGTCGATTCCACCAAACCAACATGATCAACCACAACCAACCCCAACCGATGCTGACGATCCAAACGCTTCGCCCGTGCAACCAGCTCGCTAATCGGCAACGACGCCTCATCATCGAACCAGACACGCTCTGGCGCCTGCTGAACATACGTCGTCATCGCTGCACCAAACCGAGCAGCCTGCTCATCGATGCCAAACGCCTTGCCCGACTTGATCAACCCAAGATTCACCTTACCCTGCGCCGCAATCATCCGCTGCCCCAACTGAACGTTAGGCATCTCCAAACTGAACACCAACGAGTTCACACCCTGCTCAAGAGCAACACTGCGCAGTATGTTCGTGATATACGCCGTCTTACCCATGCCAGGGCGAGCACCAATGATAATCAGATCGGCGGGCTGCATACCGCCAAGCCGATAATCCACATGCTTAAAGCCAGTGCGCAACCCCGTAATCTCGTTACCGTTGAACGCCGCATCCGCAGCATCGCGCACAGACAACATCACCTCCTTCAGGCACTGCATCGTGCTCGCACGCTCATCACGCTCAGTGCCTGCCAGAATCGTCTGCAACTGAGCCACACGCGACGCATGATCGTCATAGGCATCCGACTGCAGCACTTGCAACATATCCTGAGCCGCCACCAGGTAAACCCGCTCAATCTCACGCTCACGGACAATCCGCGCATAGGCGATAACGTTGTCAACGGACGGCGTCAAATCAACCAGTCGACTGAGATACCCAGCACCGCCCGACTTATCCAGCAGCTGAGCGCCCTCAAGCTGCTCAACTGCCGTCACCACGTCCAGCGGCTCATTACGCTCACGCAGCGCACTCAGCGCACGCCAGATATTGCGGTGACGCGCATCGTAAAACGACTCTGCGCAGACACCTTCTGCAGCAACATCGTCATACACGTCGTCATCCAACAGCAGCGCACCCAGAACAGACTGCTCAGCCTCCCCGCTCCACAATGGTCGAATCATGATCAGCCCTCGTATTTTTTATCCAGCGTTTTCAGGAAATTCTCTTTCTTCACCAGCCACTGCAGATCAAACCACCGAGTTTCATCCGACGTCAGCAAGGGGCAACGGGTCGCAATGTACTCAAACAACTGACGCCACCAATCCAACCCAGACGCCCGATCATGATAGAGCGTGCGACTCTCAATGCTGTGCCGGATTGCCGCCGCCTGCTTCCAACGGTTCGCCAGATTACGAGCGCCCTGCCCCTGAGACCACAGAGCCCGCTTAGGCTGACGGCAACCAGGCAAATGCTTAGCCCACAAATCCAGAATCTCAGCATGCGGGCACGGACCAAGCGGAGACGACACCTGATCACCTGAACAACCTGAAACAACACCACCGCCGTCAGCGTCAGAAACCGCAGGTTTCGGACACTCTACGTAAGTAGAGTTATTAATATTCTTGATCTCTTGATGTGTGTTGTTCATGGTGTGTTGCTCCTGCGTTGCTGCTCCCTCTGAAAGCTGCGCCACACCTGAATGCGAACGTGTTGTTGCTGGTGTGTTGTTCCTGCGTTGTTCCTCATACGGACGGACTGAAACCCAGTGCGCCAGAGGCAATCGAAAAACCAACCACTCAGCACGCCCACCTGACCGCTGCTGATCCAACAGCCCACGATCAACCAGGCGCTTCACCGACTCACGCACCATCTGCTTAGTGATAGCTACACGCGGCACCGTACTGCCCCGCGCCCTGTGCTCTTCCAGAAGCTCAGCCATGCCCTTATAAGACAAACGCCGCGCCACCCCAACCAGACCGGTCTGCATATCCAAATGAGGCTTAATGCCCCGCAGATACAACACCTGATCCCGATGCGGCAGATACTCTAGAGCCGCATCCTCATCCTCATTAACCATCCAGAACCGCCCTGAAAACTGACGATTCATCGGTATTACATCAGCCAAATCAGCCTCCGAAAATTCCGAAAATTGCGCCGACATTCGGCGATTTTTTGAGGCAATAACACCTCATTGCGTGAGACCTACGGCTCACGAACTCTTTGTTACACGTCAAAAGTGGCACACTTGCCACACTTTGGGCAAAACACCAAATGCCCTGTTTTTCGTCTGCCAGTCCAGCCGCAGTTTGCGCAAACCACCCGAGCCATCACCTCTTTAATCATGGTCTAGCTCCGGTATTGGCATCCATCGTTTTAACGCGCCTATGCGCTCATATTCGTTTTCAAAATATGGGTCTTGCTCACCATCCACCAGATTGACTTGCAGGTTCGCGAGCACAAATTCATTGTTGTGCTCGTTCCAACATGCAAGCACTGGCCACGGGTAGCCAACAGCGGCTAAAAACGTGCTCCCGTCTCGCGGCGCAGTCTCTGGGGTTTTCCACATAACAACTTGCTCAGTCGTCATTCCTCCTCCTCGGACAGCCCAACGGCTGCCGCAAAACATTCAGGTCATCGCCTAAACGGCAACCCAACCTCATCCGCCAGATCTGAATCCATACTCACAACATGAACAGTTTCAGAACTGCCAAAGATCTCACCAAGCAACACAGACCGACCCGATTCATCAGCGTGCAAATACACACACCGCCCCTGCTCATCCTGGTACTCCTGAAACGGCCCCAGAGAGCCCGCCTTACGCAGCCCCTCCAACGTGATCGCACCAATCTTCAGATTGATAGTCGGGACCGGCTCTACAACCGCCTCCATCATCCCGGCATCCCCGCAGCGATACTCACCAGAGTATTAATCTCAGCCGCCAACTCAGTACGCACCTGCTTAATGCGGTTCATTTCTGAGACCGTCACACGCTGATCGGCTATCGCCTCATTAATGGCCTGACCCAACTCACCAACGCGCGCAACGGAATTCGCCATCTGCTCAAACAGATCAACGCCCTGCACCGGATCAACGCCAGGCACAAAAAAACCGCCCGCAATCTCAGCAACTGCATGAGCGGTGTATTGCGCGTCCGTCCACTCAAGGAGCGCCTCAAACTGTTTCAGGCTCATATCATGGGTGTCACGCTTGGTATCACAGGTGTAATTCAGCACCGTCTGAGGGTGACCGACACCCATAATTGTTGCCGCCACCGCCGTGGTGCCCCTCTGTCGCTTAATATCCTCACGGATCGCCGCCCTCAGAGACATGCCCGGCAGCGGCATCGCAGTCATAATGCTATTCATCGCGTCTTTTCCTTAATTTAGAAAACGTAGTCAGGCAGCGTCTGTTTTATGAGAATCAATACTCAAAGAATCAGATTCACTAAACGCATCCGGGCAAAACTCATGAGCACCGAACAGACCATCAGTCTCCGCCGCGAGAATCCTCGCACGCTTAGCACCAGTCTTTTTGTCATACATGAAGACTTGCCTGAGATATCCAGTACTAGTGCCAACATGGTTCGCGATGGCTTCTTTTCGCTCACGCCCCAAGCGCTTCCAGAATTCTTTTTTGGTCATAGTAATGTACCTCCTAGGTACATCAAGATAGCGCCGGAAATATGTACCGTCAAGCACCTGTACCCAAAAAGTACAGCAGCGGACAATAGGAGCCACAAAACGTGCAAGGCCATAACGATGAAAACAATAAGCGACATCCGCAGAGACAACGCCCGGCAGCTAGCAGAAGAATGCGAAAGCAAGCAGGAGTTCTCAGCCCGGATAGACAGAGAATCAACTCAAGTAAGCAGATTCATTGGCAAAAACCCAACGAAAAACATCGGCGATAGCCTGGCACGTCACATAGAAAAATGCTTCAACCTACCGACAGGATGGATGGACAACGACCATTCAATATCGGTACGAGAACCCGGAGCTGAGTATGCAGTTAACCGCCACCCAGTGGTGCCGGTATACACAATTAGAGATCTGGATATCGGGAAAAAGGGCTCTGAACATGCCACCCTATGCCCGTTCACATGTGGACCAAACACATTTGCGTTATTAGTAGAGGGAGCACCAGGTGCAGCAAACCCAATGCACCCGCAATACGGAAAAGCCTACCCGACTGGCAGCATCGTCTTTGCCGACCCAGCACAAGTCGAGAATTGCGAAAATGGCGATATTGTAATTGCAGAACTGACCGAACGGCCAAATAAAGTCACTGCCTTCAGGCAGCTATACAGAGAGGCAGGAACAGAGGCACTGAGACCCCTGAACCCTCAATTCCCGATGACCACCGAACCTTTTCGGATCGTTGCGAAAGTCATAGGCGCATTACTGCCTTAGCTTGCGGCGGACAAAGCGCTACGGCGAAACTCCAACGGCTTAGAAATAGGAAAGAACGGAGACACCAACCCCCCGCGACCGCTCAGTGTGACCGTACCATAACCCAGAATCCGCCCCATTATTGACTGGTCTATCTTACAACCTTCAAACGCCGCCAAGTTCAGCTCGACCGTATCCCGCCGAATAAAACCCCGCTTTGCGATTACCCGCCGATCCGTCACCGCCATCTCAGTAAAGAACTTCACAATAATAGAGGACAACCCAGACCACAAAGCCACCAAAAGGAAGATGGTACCGAATACCAACAAAGGGACATCAGATTCCGCACCAGCACCACCAAGCGAGCCCAAACAAAGAAGGGCTACAAACCCCGCCAACACCGGCCTGACAAAAACAACCCAATGAATATTTGCGCGGCTAACCACCTGCTCACCAGGCAAAATATTAGAATCAATGTAACTCATAACCCAGATAACTCCCTTCTGTATTCCGTGAGCCGATCACGCTCCACACCGATTAAATTGCCGTACTTATCAGACACCGCCTGCATTTCTGCGCTGATGCTTTGCTCCCAGGTGGCTCCCGCCAGATTATTATTTGCGCGAGCCTTACGCGCCCTCAGCGCCGCCAACTCGCCACTCATCTGCTTTTGATACCGATCAATAGCCCGCTCACCCTTCTTGATATCCCGTTTCAGTTGAGCCCGGCGATTATCTGCCTTCATCTGCTTGTAGATATCACTGTCAGTCGGCAATCCCGCTGACGGGCCACTACCACCCAGAGACTCACGAACCTCATATTCACGAACCTCCGACTGATCAGCGTCATTACACGGCATCGTTTGAAACGACTTCTTCCCATTTTCATCTGTGCAGACGTGGTACTGACCCGCGACCGCCACCACAGGCAAGAGAAACAATACAGCCAACCCCTTCATATCAAACCTCCTTTTGATGCCACCCAATCTTACCCGAAAAAAAATATTGACAAACGTACCCGCAAGGTACACATTTAATATGTACCGTTTAGATACATATAAGGCAAACGTCATGCAAACAGCAAAAGCCGACATCGTGATTCATCCATCCGTGTTCAACCGCCCGGACATGCTGGACGTACTGGACGCCATCGAGAACGAAACCGGCGCCCGCATCGTGGCCAGCCACAACGGCCTGTTTGCAGAGATCAACCGGGCAGACGACTTCGACCCGGAGCCAGCAGCATGAAAACCCCAGCCTACGAACAAGCACTGCAAGACATGCGCCTGCGCTTTTGGGGCTGCGCCCATGCCATGCAGCGCGCAACCGAGCAGAACAAACCAGAACGCCAACTGGCCGAGCTGAAAACAGCAGAGTTCTTCTGGTCAGGCTTTAAAGCCCGCCGCCGCGAGGCGCTGGCGCTGGCTCCCGATTCAGCACTGGATCACGTAGGCCAGGCCATCGACGAACTGCCAGCGCTCGAAAGCCCAAAAACCATGATCATTCGCGTAATGACAGGAGAAGCCGCATGACACTCAGCATTGACCACCGAGACATAGCCGTGCAACTCAACACCACCGGCCCAGAGCTACTGAAGCGCCTGCGCACCGAAGGGATGCTCTACAGCGATGCGTTACGCCGCAACATGCCACGCCCTGAAGCCGCGCACCTGTTCGACACAGAACACCACAGCTACCAGGTCGGCAAAGTCGCCAGGCTGCACACCATGCTGACCGTACGGCCCGCCGGCATCACGTACCTGAGAGCGCTCTATAGCGGCGACACTAAAACCACAGAGCGGTTATCGGTCGCGGCCATTACACCGGCAGAGATCGCCCATCAGCGCATCGAAGAAATGAAGGCACAGCTTCAATAACGAATCACTCAGCACCCTAAGCGATGGCGGTCAGGACGACCGCCAAACCTAATACGCCCCTCAATTGGGGCTTTCGCAGTAGAAAAACCAGCAAAGGACAACGCAATGATCACAACAACCACCGAAGCCGACCTGATCCAACAGGCCCGCCGCATTCTGACCGAATGCGTCATCATCGACACTGAGACCACCGGCCTTGAAAACACCGACACCATCATCGAGCTGGCAGCCGTTGATGGCATGACCTGCGAAGTCATTCAAGACGCCCTGACGCTGACCAAAAACGAAGCACGCCAGGAAATCACCGACCTGACTGGCATTACTCAGGCCATGCTGGATGAAGAGGGCTGCGACCCAGAAGACGTAATTGGCGACCTGTTCTTCACACTCGAAAACGAACACCTGAATATCGCCGCCTACAACCTCGCGTTCAACAGCCGCATGATTCGCCAGACCATGGCCGCATGCGAAATGACCGCAGAGAACGAACCGGCCTACCGCCAAAGCAACTGCATCATGGAGCTGGCCAACCGATACTTTGCTGAATACCTCGAATGGGATGCAGAACAGAGTAAGTTCAGGCGCCTTTCATTGGCGAAGTGCCTTGAAATTACCGGCATTGAACGAACCGGCAACGCCCACCGCGCACTAAGCGACGCCATCGCCGCCCGCGATCTGCTGGTGTACATCGCAGAGGGTAACCGACCATGAGCTGCACAGACATCCCCCTGAAAAACTACCGGCCAGGTGAGCAATTTATCGCGCGCCAACTGGCCCCCGATGAAATCGTGACACCCGGCTGCAAACGCCTGATCGAAGGCGACTTTATCGGTGTATTCACTACGGGCGTGACCGCCTCAGAGTTCAGCGACCCGATCTATAAATTCACGGAAGCAGGAGACGCCGCATGAGACACACAACAGACGCTCAGCAAGAAAAACGCGATGCGATCCAGCGCCAGATCGACGAATTCACAGCAAACGGCGGCCAGATCCAGCAGCTTCCGTACAGTCCCGACGAGTACCCCGCCGGAGAACTGGGAGCCGTAGCCCGTAAAAAAGAAAAATCCCGAAAGCGCGGCCAGGCAGCGCCCGGCTGGAAAGGCCAATCACCTATGCAGCTCAGCGTTAACGGACACAAAAACAGAATTAAATCCGGCTACAAGGGGCACGCAGCATGACACCCAACTTCACCGGATTCTTAGTAGTACTCATCATTGCCGCAGCCTTGGGCTGCATAGGAACGCCAGCATGAAAACCACACTGATACTCGTTGCCTGCATACTCGCAGCAACAGCCGCAGCAGTAGCCATAAGCGCCTACATAGTCGCCCGCCGGATCGCAACTGGCCTATGCCACTGGCAACTGCCGGAACCGGACAACGTTGTCAGCATCCACACCGGCAACGCCATCACCCAGAAAACGAGCGCCCAAGCAAAACAGAGGTGTGACTACCCAAAATGTCGCTGCCCGCTTGACGCACCATATGACCCAGACGGCACCTGGTGCGCAATCGGCCTACCGAAAGGGCCGCGCTCATGAACCAAGCAATGGCAAAACTCGCAGAAAAACTGGGCATAGACCACGCCAAACTTCCGCGTGAAGAACTCGCAGAAATCGTGTGCGAGAACGCGCTGAAGCATATCGAGTGCACTAGGCCACATCCGAACACTCCCTGGACAAAAGTCAGCGACCAACTCCCACCAAGCGGGAGAACGGTACTGCTGAAACAACAACACGACGGATGCGACCCGTTCGTGATTGTCGGCCAATACGCTGAGAAGCACACCATTGAAAGCCACGGAGACGACGATGAAGCCGATTACAGCGAGGAAGCGGACACGTACTACTGCCCCGAGGGTTTTTACGAACGCCAAATGAACTGGGACGAGTACCGGTGGATTGCAATCGACTCATGCATGCCCGTCATTGAGTGGGCACCAATCCCAGGAGAACAGCAATGACATTCGCACGACAGCTTGCCGTAGAAGAACTGGCTGAAAAACTCAGCATCAGTGCCGAAGGCCACAGCCAACGGAGCCTTGGCGAAGCATGCGCAGTTCGCGTTCTTCACAACATACACCTTGCCGAAGGCGAACCAACCGATGCCATGCACTGGAATCACGGCATGACCTACCTGGGCATAGGCCATGGCGAAATAGAAACTGAAGTTGAACGCGTAATTGAATCTGGCATGGCTACGGCAGACGATCTATTAAGCGTCTGCGATCGCATGGACGAAATGCTCAAAGCCTCTGAAAAACTGTACGCAGAGATTGAGCGGTTTATGCCATCGGCAACCATCTACACCGAGCACGACAAGGTTCTAAGCAGCTGGCGCGGAGGCTTTGGCAGCGCCTGTATTAGCCTATACGAAACCCATCTGACATTCCGCGGAGGCTGCAAAGCAACCACCGCCCGGATCAGAGCAGTCATAAAACGCCGCGACGCCATTGCAGCAACAGCCGCCAAAGGCGCAGCAGAAAAATCCGGCATGCACGAACAGATCGGGATGGGTGTCTGATGAACATCATTGCCAACAGCTACTTCAGCGGCGCTGGCTTGCTCGATATCGGCCTGCAAAACGCCGGCATCCATATCGGCCAAGCATACGAGATCGATAAAGACGCTTGCGCCACCTATCGGAAAAACCACAACCACCAATTAGTTGAGGGCGACATCAGCCATCAGCTAGTTCTGGAGCAAGACAGCTGCGATCTGATGGCGTTTACCTACCCGTGCACCAAGTACAGCCGGATAGCCGATATTCACGACACTCGCACTGGCGATGAACTGTTCTTGCACGCCCTTCGCCACCTTGCTATTGCACGCCCCGAAGCGTACCTGGTTGAGAATGTACCGGGCATGCGAGCGTTCCCGATAGTCATGGAAGCCATGACCAGAATGCCAGACTACTACGTACAAGTATTCTGTCCAGTAAAAGCAGAGACATGGCTACCGCAGCGCCGCCATCGACTGATCATTATCGGCACACGCAAGCACTTCAAAATTCGCCCACCCGAGAACACCCGAGCGATATCCCTGACCGACATTCTGGAAAAAAACCCAGATGTAACCCTCCCGTCAGCGATAAAGAATCGAATGACAGGAGCATACCGCGACTTGCCAATTATCAGTGACCCCGAGCGTGGAGACATCGCACCTACATGCGTTGCACATTACGCCAAAGATAAAAGCACTCGACTGGTAAAAGACAAGCGCTTTCCAATGGGAGTACGCCCCTACAGCGTACGAGAATACGCCCGACTCCAAGGCATACCAGACAGCTTCACATTCCCCGGATCTAACACCGCCGCATACCGACAGATCGGAAACGGCGTACCAGTACAAATGGCCGAGTGGGCTGGCCGAGAACTAACAAGATATTTCAAGCAGCAGAGGCAAGCAGCATGAAAAAATCAACCCGCGCCCGCCAGGGCAAAAACGCCCAACGACTGCGTGACGACATCCGCCGTAACACGTTTTACATGCACGGCACCATGATGGCCAGCCAGGGTGCTGAGGTCGGCAACCCAAAACACACCATCACTACAGATGATGCCGTGGCGATCCTCAACCGCCGGAACACCTGGGCAATTATGATCGTCGTTTTTCTGGATAACGGCATTGAGCCATTCGCAAAGACGGATCACCACACCATCACCGAACACAAAAGCCGCAGCGACATCAACGCACAGATCGATCAGCTGCACTGGGATTTTGTCGGCGAGCAAAACCTCAACCACGTCTGCAGTTCTGGCTTTTTCATAGTGCCAGATCACGCGGTTGACCTACACCGGTCAGAGCGCGATGCACTGCGGCTGTTCGCAGCACACAAACCATGGGATCGCGCCCACACCGAAGCCGCAACCATGATCAGACAACTCGAACGAATGACGGAGGCCGCATGAGCACCACCATATTTCTGGTTATGCACCAGTTCGGCAGCGCAGAGATCCCGCTGGAGCAGGTCTGCAAAGAACACTTCGGTATGGAACTGGCCCAAGCAAAACGGAAAGCCGCTGCCCACGACCTGCCGGTTCCGTTTTACAAAAAAACCGGGAAATCTGGCTACTTTTGCAGCGCAGCCGACTGGGCTCAATATATCGATGACCAATCAGCCACTGCTCGAGAACAGTGGAAGAAAATGCGAAAGGCAGGTTAACCCAGAGATTTGTTGCCGAAGCGCAGCGAGGTCTGACAAAAGTAAATTGTTATTTTGCAGGTTAAATATGAAAAAAGGCAAATGGGTGAAGCTATTTAAACGCGAAGGTAAGCGACTGGGAATTAAGCAGCGGACGTTGCCAGTTTGGGCGGAGCAGTGCTGGCTTGAGTCTATTGGTGCTGATGTTGACGGAGCTTGCGCCGCTCGGAGCTTGTTCTATTGGATGTCAAAATAACCCAGATTTTAACGGGCTGAGCGCCAGCGAAGTCCATGATTCAAATGTTTGTTATGATGCCATCAGTCAAACATAAGGAGTATCACAAGTGAAAAGCATTCTATTCATAGGCGGCCCACTAGATGGTCAAAATATGGACGTAGACGAATCAGCCCTGTCAGTCATGTGGCCAATAGATGACGACGCGACCGCAATCGGAATAATGACGGGCAGCGAAAAACCAAAACTATCTACTATTGAAGAGGAAACCGTGAAGTATGTGCGGGTAGAAGTTGGGCACAATGAAATTATGTTTCTTGATGAAGGAACGCCGCTGCTACAGAAGTTGGTCGAAGGCTACAAGGCATCATAACCCCAAACGAAACTGCTGCGAAGCAGTCAGATTTACGTGCCTTGTTAGGCGCATTGCGGAGTAAGAATTATGGATACAAGAACAATCCAAGAGATGGCTGATGATTTTAATGTGGAGTATCACAGAGCTAGTAATACATCAGATCCACATGATTGGTTGCAGGTCGCACTGGTGGCCAGACAAATGATCGACGCAATGGCGGAGAGAGGGATAATTTCTGATTCACTTCCTGCTCTACAAAAGCAGAGCGCCTAACCAAAAGCTAACGGGCGCGCAGCGTCCATTTTGAGCGCCTTGTTATTTGGCGCGGGAGAAAGAGAATGAATCCAGTTAAACGATTTTATTACATTATTCGGATAACTATCGCAATGACCCGACTAAAACGCTGGTCAGTGTCATGTAAAGACGAATTTAAGCGCGAACTATGTCGGACTCTATATCTGGTATCGTGTTTCACATACAACAGCGTTAGGTACAGTTGGATGCCCAAGGCTAAACCTGCGACCAAATAACCCAGATTTTAACCGGCGGCGCAGCCGTCCATCTTGAAATTATTGTTATTGCTCTCGGAGGGCATATGAAAATATCACAACTTATTGCAGAGCTGGAGAAGGTCAAACAAGCTCAGGGAGATATTGAAGTCACATGCACTGGTAGTTCCCTACCAGACAATCATGGCGGCCCAATTCCTGATGTTTTCGAGACAACGGTAGAGGGTCTCAGGGTGACGCGAGATTCATCCAGTTTAGGGCCGCGCGTCAGGGTTCAAATGTAGCAATAACCCGGCGCTTAATTTTGAGCGTCAGCGAAATAAACTTACAGCGCATTGTTATGCGCAAGGCGGAATAGATGAACAACTGTCCAAGCTGTGATTCGGATTCGGTACACACAGAATCATCACGAGAAATGCAGAGGTCGAATATCCGGTGCTCTGACTGTGGATTTTCGATAGCTGCACAAGTGAATGAGGATTGCATAATTGCCATGTGGAACGTAATACGTCCCGGTGATTGTGTTGCAGCATCTGATTCACCTTCGGACGAATGGTAGCCGCATAACCCGGCGTTAATGGGCGGCGCTCCAGCGCCGTCCAGATTGAACGCTTTGTTATTGCTCTCGCCGCCGTTCCGAATGTAAAGATTTAAAATATATTCCGAAACCGCTTGCGCAAGCGTTAGCGCTAACATATATTTGAATCATGGACGGACAGCAAGGGGCTGGAAGCCATAAGCCAAGAAGGAATTTTCTTATGAACATCGAAACAATCATCAACGAAAGCAACTGGGAAGAAATGATCGAAGCAGTTTCCGAAGAGTTGCAGATCGAAGACGAGCAAGTACAGAAAGCAGTGGTTGATAAGATTTCAAACGCCAGCCAGGAAGGCATGACCTACGGCGAATATTTAAGCGTCGGTAAAAAATACGCTGAAATGTGGATTGACTGAATTTCAACTGGTCAAAGCCCCGGCCAGCCGGGGCAAACAAAGGGAAGAATCAAAATGGCTACTTACTACACACCAGAAATTATTTATACAGTCGCACCACGCCCGAATACAACGGATCGTCAACCGTGGGAATACCTCAGAGACGCTATTGACTCGTTTGAGAACCAGCAACGAGAATCTGGTAATGGTGGATCATTCGACCGCAGCGAGGCAGAGCGCTGGATACTCCCG